CACCGCAGCGAGACCACCTTGACCGTATCTGTCATGACCGCCTCGCTTACGCGGCGTACGTCTGGACGGTGTACTGCACGCAGCCGGCGCGGACTTTCTTCCAGTTGATCGCGCGCTCGGCGCGGAGGCCGACGCAGTTCATCTGCCAGAGCGACTTCATCACCACGGTCGCATCCGGCGGATTCATCGGCGCCGAATCCATCTGCAGCGAGGCCTCGCGGCTCACATCGATCGAGACGCCGCCGTCATCGGCGAGCAGAATCGACGGCGCGTGCAGCAGGATCACGTTCGAGGCGACGGCCTGACTCGTGATGACCTGGACGCCGAGGGCGGTGCCGCCGCCGACGGTCAGCGCGGGGAAGAGCGCCTGGCCGAGCGGATTCAACGCGACCGACAGCGCCGCGGCGTTCGATTCCGACATCAGGAGGACCGCTTGCGCCGCCGACAGGCCCGCGGCGACGAGGGCACTGATCAGGGCGGCGATATCGGTCCGACCATTCGCCGGCGACGTGCCCGCACTGGTGATCGGCGTGACGGCGTTCGTGATCGAGCCCGGCGAGACGTTCGTCACCGGCGCGCGCGCCGGCAGCGTAAATTCCGTGTCGATCAGGTAGGCGATCCCGTTGACGAGGTCGGTGCGGATGACCGCTTCCGCCGACGGCGAGGAATTCTTGGCGAGCTCGTCAGTGATGACGACGATGACCGCGCACTTGGTCGTGCCGAGCGTGATCGTCCCGAACTGCAGCGACCCGACCGGCTTCGGCGCGTTCTCGCCGACCCACTGTGCCGACACGCCGCCCGTCTGCGAGGGGACCGAAATCATGAACGGGACGTTCCGCAGATTCGGGATCCGGCCGACGATGGTCGCCGGCCGCAGGTATTCGATGAATTCGTCCTGCATCGGCTTGTACGGCGCCAGTGGTCCCGCCCAGACCGCGTCCGTCGTCGTGCCGGCAGCGACGGCCGCCTTGATCATGAGCTCGACTTCCGGCGTCGAGTCGTGCCAGCGTTTCGCGTACTCGCCCGCCTGCATCCAGTTGCCGCGGGTCGTCGCCAGGGCCTGACAGAGGCGCACGAAGCCGGTCGCCGGCGGGACGTTCGCCTTGATCCGGACCGTGGTCGGCGCCGGCGTGCCCGGTCGCGGTGCCGCCGGCACCGGGACGGCCTGCTGCACGTTCAGGCTTTCCAGCGTGCGCAGGCGCACCAGGTCGGCGTCGATTTTCTTGACGTCGAGCTCGAGGCCGTCGTACTCCGGCGCATCCTCGCCGCCGTCGAGTGTTTCGCCGGCGTCTGTCGCCTTCGTCATCAACTCCGAGAGGCGCGCCACCTTCGCCGCGCGCGAGTTCTCGAGCTGCGTGATGCGCTCCGTCGTCGTCTGTGTCTGCATGGCGGATCGATCCTTCGGCGCCGGCGTGGCGCTCTTCACGGTCAGAATTTGCGTCTCAGGATTGGCGGGAATGGTGACGGCCGACAGTTCGCGCCAGGCCCACTTGACGGCGCGGATGGCAAACGAGCCCTTGATGGGGAGGACTTCGATCGGCTGCCACCCGATCGAGAGGCCGCGCACGAGCTTCGCCTTGAGCGATTGATACGCCTCGTCGAGGCGATCCTTGAGGGCGCCCGGTTCGTCGACGCGTGCGATCCGCGCCTTGATCCGGATCCCGGTCGACGTGACGTCAGCCGCGATCACTTCCCCGATCGGTTGCGTCTGATCGTGCTGCCAGAGCAGCGGCAGGGGGAGCTCGAACTGCGCGCCGCGCGGTTCCATGATGTCGCCGCCGCGGTCGGGCGCGGGCGTCGTCGCGATGCCCTCGATCACGCGCGTCTCGTCGTCCGCGGTCTTGATCTCGAGCGTCGCCGTCGCGTGGCGCAACATCGCCGGCGACGCTACGCGCCGGGCGGCGGTCAGGGAGTTTTTAAGTTTTTAAATTGCGGCGTCAGGACCCGGCGCCGGATGACTTCCGGCAGACTGAGGCCGCGCGCGAACGCCAGGCGGCAGAGGGCATCGAACTGTTTCCGGGGCAAGCCGACCGTCACGGGGACCAACCGATCCGCTGCATCGATCCGCGGGCGGCCGCCTCGCTTCATCTCACCACAGCAGGATCTGATAGTCGGGGACCGGCGCCGCCGGCGTCAGCATCGCCGAGAGTGCCTGGAGAATCGCGTCAATCCCGTCGATCTTGTTCGCCGACTCCGCGCTGTCCTTCTTCGGCAGGATGGAATCATCGATCCCACGCGTCACGACGGCGTTACTCGCCATCCACTTCAGGCACGAATTCCCGTCGTGCCGAAACCGCCCGTGCGTCACCCGCGCCTCGAGCTCGCGCGCCGGCGGCGTGATCGTCTTCCGCGACTTGTCGAGGATCGCCGCCGGGAAGCCGTCGGCCGCCAGATTTGACACGACGCCGGCCGACCCGTACTGGTCGAACCGGATTGCGAACACGTTGAACAGCCGGCACCAGCCGCGGATATCCGCCTCGATCTTGCCGTAGTCGATCATCGTGCCCTCCGTGAGTTCGAGGATCCCGGCGCGGACCCACAGCGCATACGCCGGCACGGTCCGCGCCCGCATCTCGACCACGCCGCGCGGAAGATAGAATTTCGTGAACGCGTAGATACAGTCCTCGCGCTCGAATAGCACCGCGGCCGCCGCGATGTCGTCGAGTTGCGCCAGGTCGGCGCCGATCGCGCACCGCGCGCCGCGGAACGACTCGAGCGTCAGCGTCGGATCGGCGCACGCATCCCAGCGTGACATCGACAGCCACGACCGCGCGGACTGTAACCACTCCGAGCAGACCTTGATGCGGAATTCGCCCTCGAGGCCCGGCGTCTGCTGCGCGTCGCGGCAGTAGTTCGCGACCCAGTCAGTCGTCGGCGTGATGCCGAGCATCGGATTCGCTTTGATCCAGACCGCCGGGTCGCGCCAGTCGTCGCCCTCGTCGAGCGTATAGATCACGCCGAGGAAGTGATCGGCGTCGAACACGCCCTGCAGGACTTTGGTCAGCGTCGTCCGCAGCGCGTAGCCGACCGACAGCAAGTCATAGCCGGCGGTCGTCGGACAGCACATCAGGGGATTCACACGCGCACCCTGCGCACTCTTGAGCACGTCGTGCAGCGCGAATTTCTGCGCGTGTGATTCGTCGAGCACGATGCAGCTCGGATTCAACCCGTCCTGGGTCGAGGCCTTCGCGTTGACCGGTTTGATTGTCGCCGTCGGCGTCACGATCGCATTCGCGAGCGCCTGAATCCCCTGTTCGCGCAACCACGCCGAGGCCTGGACCATCCGCTGCGCGATCCCGAACACAATCCGCGCCTGGCTGCCCGTCGTCGCGCCGCACACGACGCTCGCGCCCGGTTCGTGTTCGCGCACGAGATGGAACAGCGCGATCCCGGCCATCAGGGTCGACTTCGCGGCCTTCCGCCCGACTTCGAAGTACAGCAGCGTGAACCGCCGGCGCGCCGGATGCGCCCGCTGCCGCCAGCCGAACAGCGTCGTCACCAGCCACACCTGACACGGCTCGAGCTGAATCAGCGGTGTCGTCCAGCGGCCCTCGACATGGGGCAACTGCTCGAGGAACGTGCAGGCCTCCGCCGCGTGCGCCTCGCTCCACACGTACGGCCAGCTCGGATCGGTCGCCGCCCGCATCGTGTCGCGGTCCTGACGCTCGCAGGCCAGGCGGACCCAGCCACACGCGACGACGCGCCCGCTCAGCACATCGGCCGCATACCGCCGCGCGATGCCCCCGTAATCCCGCGCCGTCGCCCGTGGGACCCGTTTCCAACGCCGGGTCGACCCGTGACCTACCCTGTCACGAATGGGCACAGACCGGCCGCGTCGTCGGTTCTCGTCGTCGCCGAGCGCCGGCCGGCCTCGCTTTGCCACGATCCGCTAAGTTGATGTCATGAACTGACAGGCGAAACTGATCGTCAAGGTTTTGACGAATTATGCGCGTGTGTGTCTCGTTTTGGAGCGTCAAAATTCCGTCACGCAAAAACTTGGGGGGCCGGGTCGGTTTATCGGCGTGTTGTGTCCAACTTTGGAACACCCCCCCATTCGGATTTCGTTTCGTCGTCGATTCGGTTTCGCTTTCGTTCGGGCTTCGCAAAAAGTTACGGGGATTCCGAAATCGGCCGTTTAGGACTCGGCCCGAAATCGAGGCGTGCGTCGCAGGACTCAGCGACGACGGGCGATCCCGCGTCGACGTTCCTGTTCGGATTTCACGTCATGACAGGGACGACAGAGGGGTTGGGTGTTCGCCTCGGTATCGGCACCGCCCTCG